GAGCACGATGAAGGTCAGCGCCTCGGGCGTACAGCGGGGCAGCGTCGCGATCAGGTCCAAGATGCGAGAGCGGAAGCTGTCGTCGGACTCGCGGTCGCGGCCCTGTCCGAAGCTCGCGGGGTTGGTGACCGTGCTGACGCCGGCCGGCTTGGTCCGGAAGACCTTGGCCGTGTCGACGCCGATGTTCCCAACCTCGCCGACCTCGGAGGCGCGAGCATCGACGAAGGGGACTGAGCCCGTCGCGCCGGCGGCGATGGTGCCGTCCTCGGTCGTCTCCACCGCGAACCCGTCAGCCGTCTCGACGATCGTCCCGGCCGGGATAGTCACGGGCGAGGCGGTCGCGACGGCGCGCGTGAACTCGAGCTGACCGACGGAGCGCCGCGCCTCGAAGCGCTCGACCGTGCCGCCGAGGATCTCCTTGGCGCGTTCGTCCAGGTCGAGCCCTGCAGCCTTGCGGAAGTCGAAGAGCTCGGCGATGCGCGTGAACTGGAAGTAGACCTCGGCGACCTCCGTCGAGACCGCCGTGATGAAGTGCTTGAGTGTGGAACTGTCGGTGACGTCGGACAGCGACGTGCGCGCCACGACCGCATTGATGATGTCGCGCTGGACTTCCTGCTTGGTCTTGATCTGCAGCTTGGGCATTGCCGTCCTCTACGTCCGCGACGTGATGTTTACCCGGTCAGACAGTCCGTACACCGAGGCGTTGAACTCCACGTCGACGATGTCCGGCGACTGCGGCGCGAGCTGGATGCCGGACACGGCCACGATGCGCGGGTCGTCCTGCACAGCCGACGTCACGTGCAGCCGCGCGGTCTCCGTGTCCACGACCTTGTTGCCCATGCCCACCACCACGTTCGTTCCCAGCTCACGATACATCGCGCTGTCCCCCTTGTTCGTCCGGAGACGGGTGCCGACGGCCTGCACCAAGTTGGGGATCCCCGCGACGCGCTTCACGTCCTTACCTGCGTTGTTCGCCTCGTCGAGCACCATATCGTACAAACCGCTCCCGTCCGAGGACGGTTCGAGGCGCCAGTCCACGCCGAACAGGCGATGCTCTTCGGGCGCGAGGAGGTCTGTACCCCGCACGACGGGCAGTGTGCGGGCCGCCTGCCGAGACGCGCGGGACGGGATCAGGATCTGATCGCCGGGCCGGAGCGTGCCGGGGAGTCCTGCTGGGTGGATGTAGGGCGACCGGAGGTCGTTGATCGCCGCGATCTCGCGGAAGCGGGACGCGTCGTCGAGGTACTCGGAGGCGATGTCGTGAATGGTCTGTCCTTGTCCGACCGTGCGCTCCGTCAGGCCTGCGACCGCGAGGGCGCGCCGGCGAGTCTGCAACCTCGATGCCTGCTGCTTTCGGGCGTCGCCGACCCGTGGTCGTGTCCCGGCCGCCCGGACGCTCCGGAACGTCACCTGGGCCGTCACGGCGGCCGACTCGGCGGCCGAGGTCGAGGCAACCACGTCCAGAGCCTCCACGCGGGCCTGGAGCGCCGTCTGAAGCCGGTCGGGCCAGGCGGCGATACGGTGGAGGCCCCGTTCCAGGTCGGCCCAGTCGGCGCGTACAGAGGCCGGCAGCGTGCCGACAGCGACCAACGACGAGTCCATGGCGTCCAGGATGTTCTCGGTGTCGGCGAGCAGGCCCAGGAGCCCCTCGGACGTGACGCCCCGGATCTCGTCGGTCCGGCCGTTGACGAAGTCGGACGACGCGGCGGCGATGTTGGCGGCCGACGCGCCGATCTCGGTGACCGACCGGACCGCGCCGACGTAGTTCCGGATGGAGTCGTCAGTGTCTCGGGCCAGACCGCCGACGTTGTCCAGCGTGCCGCTGACGAGGTCGATACCCTCGCGGATGGAGCGGGCGGCGTCGCCGATCTCGTCGAAGAGGTCGCGGTCCTCGGACGTGAAGACCTGGCGATGCGCGTCGGGTTCCACCGCGAGCATCTGGATCGCGTAGAAGTACATCGTGCTGCGCGGGGACGCGCGGCGCAGCTCGAAGCTCTGGGGGATGACGCGCCAGTGCTCGTCGTCCTTGACGTTGTGCCAGATCAGCTCGGTCCCGGCTGACGTCTCCGGGTTCCGCTTGAGGTCGGCGTAGAGCCTGAAGATGCGGTCCTGCAGCATCTGCAGCTGCTTCTGCCCCGACAGTCGCGTGATTGTGTCGTTCCGGTCGGTCGTCCGATCCACGTACGATCGGAGCTCGTTGCGCACGCGCTTCGACCCGAGCGGGATGCGATCGAGCACGCGCGGCGCGAAGCCAGTCGTCCCGGCAATCTGTAGCGTCCGGGCGATGATGCCGCTCTCTTCGACGTACAGACCGCCGCCGAGTGTGGGCGTGGTCCGCACGGCGAAGGGCTCGCCCATCGTCATGCGCTGCGGCGCGAGGACCAGCGGCATCATCGCTGCGCCCCTCCGGCCCTCGAATGCGACCTTGGGGATGCGTAGCTCGAAGAAGTACAGGAACTTCTTCCAGTATTTATCGTCTGCCGCCTGGCGTGCCTGCTCGGTGACGTCGGCCGCCGTTGTGGGGATGAGCTGGATCACGTCGTCTCCTCCACGAAGTATACGTGGTTCGACAGGTAGGCGTTGGCCTCCTCGGACGAGGGGTCGGCGCCTGTCGTGGGCCGCTCGAACGAGTCGATCGACAGGCGGATGGCGGAGATCTGAATGAGCAACTCGGCGAGGAACTCGCCCACAGCGATCGCGAAGGTTTTAGTGTCGGCCAACGCTGTAGCAACGCCTCCAGGCGCCGTTACGCCGCTGCCCCCAGCATAGTTGGCTGTCTTCGTCACGAGTGTGGCCGTAGCGTTCGCAATGTTCTCGAGCCGGGTGTCGACGTCGCGATTCAGCGTGTTCCGGGCGTCGCCCCACGTCGTCCCGAGCACGGCTGCCTCGTCAGCGTCGACGCCCACGACCGGCGACCCGATGCGGACGAGGTCGGACATCAGCTCTGCCGTCGACTCCGAACCCGCACGCTGAAGCATGCGGAAGCGCTCGGCCGCGTCCTGGTTACCGACGGGCGGATACTCGACGGCGAACGGCGCGTTGTCCGGCATGCGGATGCGCACGTTGCCGGCCGCTGCGAAGTTCGTCGCCGGGTCGATCTGCGTGCTCGCGACCTCGTCGCCAGTCTTGGCGTCGTAGCCGCCGCCGCCACCAGCCGTGCCGTCGCCGGCAAAGCCGCGATGTGCGCGCCGCGCGTCGAGGAGCCACCCGCCGTTCGCGGTGACACCAACCACCACGCCCTGGTGCTTGATCGCACGCGGCGTCCCGTCGCCGGTTTCGCCGTCGCCTGTGATCCGGAGTCGGTCTCCCAGCTCGGCGTCGGCCGCCTTGCCGGTGTCGGCGCGGGGGTGCGGCAAGTGCCGGAGGATCACGCCCTGCTCGCAACGGTCGTCGAGAAAGCCAACGAGCACGTGATCGCCGTCCATCATCGCGGGGCTCGTCTTTGTATTGACGAAGTCGTTGCCGCTCGTCAGGCGCCCGAAGCCGTGCTTGTTCGGCCGTGGCGCGGCGATGTCACCGTCGTGCACGCCCCCCGACTCGCGTGTGACCAGGCACCGCGGCAAGTAATGGTAGCGGCCGCCGCGCATGCTCGTGTAGCAGAGCACGTCGGCGTACTGCGCGACGGGTGGCGTACGCCTATCCATGCAGGCGACCTGTGGGTCGGCATCGAATGAGTGCGTACGGACGATCACGCCGCGCATCAGCACGCCGCGCGCGGAGCGTACCAGCGGGATGCCGCCAGATCGTTGCGTGCTCGACTGCAAGCGGGGTTGCGCACCGATACGCGGCATCAGCTGTCCTCCCCGCGCGCCTTGATCGCGTCCTGATGGTCCCTGAGCTCCTTCTGGATCGCCGCGTCGTTGTACTCGTCGCGCACCGTCGTGAACGTCTTCGTGAGCGACCGGTCGGTACCGCGCCAGCCGCGCGTCACGCCGATCGTCGTGTTGAGCCCGCCAGCGCGCGAGAGGCTCTCCGGCGCCTGCCAGGCGTTGCGCACCTCTTCGATGTAGTACGTCTCGTCGCGCTCGGGGTCATCGCCACGGATGCGCAGTCGGCCGCCGACGCGGATGTCCGGGCGCCCGATCGCTAGCGGCACGTTGCCGCTGTAGAACAGGTGGTTCATGCAGTGGAAGTCGCGGATGCGCTCGCGGTAGTTGAGCGCGAGGCCCAGCGGCGAGCCGCCCAAGTCCACATCAGTCGATGACGTCGCGTAGTTCGTGATCACGTCCATGCGCCGCACGCCGTGGCGGCTCACGTCGTTCACGCTGATGAGCGGCGTCTGGAGCTCGGGCCACGCCTTCAGGCTCTCTTGGAAGATCGCGGGCGCCGCCATGAACATGTTCTTGCGCTCAGCTCCGCTCCGCGCTGTTTGGATGGCCACGCAGTCACCGCGGTCGACCGTGTACATCGGGATGCGGTTGAACCATGGGCCCGACGACAGCGCTTCGGGCTTCTTGGGATCCGGCTCGTTCACGTTCGCGCCGACCTCGTGCCGGGCTGCCGTCAGGAACGGCCGGTCGCGGAGGATCAGCGCCATCTTGGTCGTGTCGGGCGTGCTCGCCTGGTCATCGTGGAAGTAGGCGACTGTGTTGGGCGAGTCGGCAGACACGAGGTCGCAGTACAGCTCGCACAGCGCCGGGTCCGAGTAGTGCTGCGCAAGCGGCCACAGGTACGTGTTCTGCGGGTCGAAGTAGACCGGGTTGAGCGAGCTCGCACGCGGCGGGTCGTTCATCCAGTGCTCGGTGAAGTACACCAGGTCGTTGAGGAAGTTGCGGCCACCAGTGGGGATTGACACCGCGGGTGTCTGGATGGCCGCCGTCTGCGGGATCTGGAGCTGGAATGTCGTCGGCGGCGGCTTCAACAGCGTCTTGTTGAGGAACGGCTTGCCGAACTGCGTGACCTGTAAGGTCGCCTGGCCGCCCGGCATCGAAGGCGGCAGCACCCACGTCGCGCGGCCCAGCTTATCGAATTCCTGCAGGAAACCGCCGAGGACATTCGAGACGACCTTCGCGACGTTGCCGAAGACGCCCTCGGTCTCTTCCATGATCCGCGTGAGCGCCGCACCGGCGTAGTCGCCGTCGGTGATGCGGTCGAACCACACCGGTGTCAGCTCGAAGATCTTGGTGAAGTCGCGCCCGGACACGACGTAGACCGTCTCGGTTGCGCCAGTGCCTGAAGCCGAGATGGCCGGCGCGACGACGTCGACCAAGCCGCGCATGACGTGGAAGCTCCGGTCGTGCCGCGTGAATGAGATGTCGACCCAGTCGTCGTCGACGATGAGGTCGCGCAGGTCCACGTTCGGGTCGCGCGATTTCACAGCGAACGTGAACGTGCCTGCGCTGCCGTCGACGCGCTTGCGCGTCTCGCACGCGATCAGACGGAAGTGGTCGTCGCTGACGCCGGGCACGCGCGAGTCGAAGTGCAGCGCGTGCTTCCGCGCCTCGGGCATCCCGGGCTCATCGGCGTGGCCGTAGACGCTCACCTTCGCGCCGCTGGCCTCGGACCCGCGGAACGTCCCGGAGCGGTTGCCCGTGGCGTTGTGGCTCGGCTTTGGCACGCTAGAACGCCCCGATCCCCTCAACGATGTCGCCAACGCGCGTCAGTCCTGCTGCTGCGCGTTGCACGGCGCCGTCGTAAAACACGAGACTCTCGGTGATCCGCGCCTGCGCCTTCTGCATGGCGACGAGTCCGCCCTCGAGTTGCATCGCGGCCTCATGCACGCGGTTCGCCGCCGCGGCGAGTTGCCCGAGCTGCGAGTCGGTCGTGCCCTCGAGTTGCCCGGCGAGCCCGCCACCGGCCGCGAAGCCGCCGGCCTTGGCGCCGCCCTTCCGGAACGCGTCGACCACGCCCTGCGGCATCTGACCCGTCGAGCGGTACTGGCCGATCTCCTCCATGAGACCAGTGCCCACCGGGACGCCGAGCTCCAGCAGTGACTGCTGCGCGAGGTACTCACCGCCGGCGCCGCCGCCGCCCATCTGGATCAGACGGTCGACGAAGCTGCCTATGTTGCCTGGCGTGAAGCCTGCGCCGGACTCCATCCGCTTCCGCGCGCTGCGGAGCGCGCTGAAGGACACGCCGCTGCCGAGACGCCCGAGCCCACCGAACTGCTGCAACATCAGCACGTCGAGGAAGCCTTGCGGGCCGCGGAGCGACCGCGAGCGCCCGGACTGGCGCAAGCCGTGGCCAATGCGCGAGCCCTGGAACGTGTCGATGCCCAGGCCGCGGCTGGCCCCGGTCGCACCCTGGAAGCCGCTGCGACTCGTCCCCATACCCGTTGACCGGAACACGCTGGCGTCCCGGCCTGCCGTCTCTAGCAGGTCGACAAGCTCGCCCCCCTCGAGGCCTGATCCCAAGCCGCCCATCCACGCGTGCTCAGCGAACATGCGACCGCTCATGCCGAGTCCGCCTCGGCGACCTGCAAAGCTGAGATTACCCACGGCCTTGTTGGACAAGCCCATACGTGCACCGAAGAGGCCGAGCATGACGTTCTGGTCCATCCCAGGACCAGCCCACCCGCCCGCGCCGCGTGCCGTGCGGGCCGCGATCTGCGCCGTCTGTGCCGGGTCGAAGCCAAGAGCGGCGCCCGCGCCTCGGAGGTGGCCGCCAATCTCGCTGCCGTACTGCGTGCCCGGCTCGCCTGCGATGCTGTAGAAGCCCTGCGCTGCGAGTCGGTACTGGTTGGTTCCGGCCGCGTCCTTCATCATGCGCTGACCGACCGCGCGGAACTGCGGACCCATGGCAAGCCCCAACGCTCCGCCTAGAAAAGCGCCCACGCCCCCGAAGGCAGCCTCGCCAAAGCCCATGCCCCACGTAGCACCGCTGGCCATCTGGGGCGCGCGGCGCAGCGCGTACCCAACTATTGCGGCCTTGCCGGCCAGTCGACCAAGCGCGCCACCAGCGCCGCCGCCAGCGCCTGCGCCGGCTGCCGCAGCATCGGCCAGACTCATCTGCGCCGAGTCGTCACCGGCGCGGTAAGCAGCGGCCGCCTGCTGAGCTGGAACGCCTGCGCGCAGCGACGCGCGGTACAGCTGCCACGACGCACCATTGCCTCCGCCGGTGCCGGCTGTACGCGGGTTGGCTGTCGCAGGCCACGAGCCGTGCCCCGCGCCGCCCAGAGGACCCGGTCCAACTCGATCGTACTGCTGCGACCAACCACCAGACATGCTCGTGTACGCAGGTAGAAGCAGTTGCCCGCGTTCGTTCCGGAGTCCTTGCGCACCTCGAATCGACGGCGCGCCCAGCGAGGTGGCCCACGCAGTTAGTTGCAGCTGTGGACCACCGGCAGCAGGACCGTGCACCGCAGTCGGCGTCGCCCTGAGACTCGGCGCGAAGCGGCCGCGGTCGAGCAGATCCGAGCTGGCGCGCGCAGGGCCATAAGCCGCGCCTGACCCGTAGGCCCAAGGTCCAGCCTGCGCAGTGAGCTGCAACCGCGACGGCACACCACCACCACTGCCACCGCCCGCCCAGCCGCCTAGCGACCGCGTCCAGCCCCACCCCGGACCCGCGAAGCTAGCGCGAGTCGCAGCCGAGCCTCCAGCCTGCGCGCCTGGTGTCATGACGGCACCGCCCCCGCCGTACAGCGTCGGGTGCGGGATCATCTGCATGCGAGCATGCCGAGCTTGCTGCGCAGCCTGCAGGGTGGCTGTCCGCTGCGCCTGGTGCCCGATCATTCCCTGCAGAAGCCCCGCAGCTTCGCCGATCGCCTGCGGCGTCCCACCCGCCGCCGAAATCTGCGAGAGGTATGCAGTTTGGTGCGCCATCGCAGCGCCCAGCGACGCAGTACCCTTGCGTCCGGGGATGTAATAGTTGGTGCCCGGCCGCCCTGCGCGCGTGAAGCTGGACGCTCGGACCGATCCGCTTATCGCGTTCTGGACGCCGCCGCCGACGCTGTGGATGTCGACGACGGTGCTCTTGATTTCCTTGAGGACGCGGCTGACCTTCTCCAGCTCGCGGGCGCCCATGGCGGCGCCGACAGTCTGTGAGAGCTTCTGGATTTCCAGCAGGTCAGCACGGCGCAGCTTGGCCTTGTAGATGAGCTCGACGTCGACTTTTTTGCCTGTCATCTACTGCCTCATGCGCCCCAGTTCGGCATTCTACCTTCTTCGAGCGCTTTCTCGACCTCGTCCTGCCACGCGGCTGCGGAGTCGGTGTCGATGCCCAGAATGCGCTGAATGGTCTCTTTTGTCTCCTCCAACTCGGTCTGGTCCTCACCAGCCTCGCCCATGCGCAGCTGCTGCTCGACGCGCCCCAGGACTTGCGTCAGGTCCTCGAGGAAGTCTCGGACGTGCATCGCGAACGGCCGGTCCATGAACCGGGGGTCGTTCGGCGGCAGCTTGTACTTGTCGGACCACCAGCGCTGAAGTGCGCCGAGGTCGTCATTCGGCGGGTTCTTGGCCAGATTCTGCAACCTCGTCCAGTCGAAAGAAACGGCGCTCGTGCGCCACCACCTTCTTCCACAGCTCGAGGATGATCTCCTGCTCGTAGAGCGTCCGGAGGTCCTGTGCCCAGCTCGGACCGCGGAAGTCGCCGGTCTTGGCGTCGGTGAACGACAGCGCCATGTGCGCGATGGCGTCGTTGAGCGCCGCGGAGCCGGGGTCCAGCGACTCGAACGGCAGACCGCCAGCCAGCCGCGCAGCCGTCGCGGCCGCGGCCTGCTGCTCGCCGACGGTCAGGATGCGATTGGTGAACACACCCTCGTGCGTGTTCCCGCGCCGGTCGACGTGCTTGAAGTCGAACGTGACCTCGGTCGCGTCGAGCTCGGCCTCGGCCGCGTCCTTTTCGTCTTCTGGATCGGGTGCGGCGACGAGCGGCGTGCGGGCCAGATCGGCCGCTTGGGCGCGGAGGTCGGCCGCAGCAGCTGCGGTGGTAGACGGTTTGGCGGGCGTTCGCTTGCGGACCATGTCCGCGTTCTACCAGAACTGGGGCTGTACGGACAGTAACCTACGGGGCTTCGACCGCGTCGATGGCGCGGATGGCGACGAACGCGACGTCCTCGCCGACGATGCTCCGGGCACCGAACGTCAGGTTGTGCGAGGTGACCCGCACGCCCTCGAGGCTGACCAGCGTGCTCTCCTGCTGGTCGATGATGTCGGCCGTCATCTCGCCAAGCGCGAGGATGTTCAGCAGGAGCTGGTCGCTGCCCTGGCCGGACGGCCACTGCGGCATGAAGCCGATCTCCTTGAGCGACTTCTTGACGATGTACAGCCGCGCCGCGGTGAACGTGACGTCGTAGCTGACCGGCACGTGCTCGGCGATCTCCATCTGGTCGAGCACGGCCACGGGGTCGTAGCCGATCGTCTCGCTGTACGAAGCAATCGTCGCGTAGCCCACCGGCTTCTGCTTGATCGCCAGGTGGACGCGTGCGCCGGTGGCGACTTTGCCCTTCGTGATGCCTGCGCGTTGTGAAGCCGGTGCCGCCATGAACTACTCCTTACGCCGCCTGGGACAACGTGACCAGGTGGACCGTTGCCCGGACGAAGTTGACCGGGATGATGGGCGCGACCTCCACGCTCACGTCCATCACATCCGCCGCGAGCGTCAGCGAGAGCGCCCGCCACTGGACGATGGTGCCCTCTCGCAGCAGCAGGTTGAGGATGGTCTGCGCCGCGCTCTTGCCGGCCGCCAGCGTGCCCGCGAAGCCTGGCTCCCCGACCACCGTCTCCATGGCGTTCCGGAAGTTGAACACGGTGAAGTTCACTGCCTCGTTCACCGACGCCTCGACGAAGGCCAGGTTGACCGACTGCAGGTACGTCGTGATGTTCCGGACGCAGCGCCGACCGGTCCGGTGCGCCTCCATGAACCACAGCCCCGAGAGGATCATCTCGTGCGCGTCCTCGACCGGGTCCCACGAGCTGTCCTGCCCGAGCGACGTGACCTTCATGGTCTTGCGGGTGAGGCTGGTGCCCACCGGCGAGCCGGCCTGCATGCCCGCAGCGCCCACGGCCTGGAACCAGGGCATGAACGTCGTCGAGACGCCCGCCGTGTTCGGGCGGTCGATGGTCTGCGCGCAGGCCCGGACGTGTCGGGAGTTGATCGAGAGGATCTGCGACTTGATGCTCGCCTTGGCCGGCAGCACGCCGGTCGGGTCCTCACTCGCGTCCAAGGCAGACAAACCCACGATGCCGTCGCGCTCCGACTTGCCGGCGCCGCCCATGTACGCGCAGTGCGCCTCGAGCGCGAGGTGCACGGACGGATCGCCCGTGAGCACCACGATGGTGTTGCAGTCCACCTTGCGGAGCTGGTCGAGCGCCTCCTGGTAGTCGTCGAAGGTCGCAGCGCCCTCGCTGCCACCCGCGAGGAACTGGTTCGTGACGTTGTCCGGCGCCTGGCCGCTACCGGCCTGTGCCGTCGTCAGCGCCGGCGTCGCTGCACCCCACGCGCCGACGCCGGGCGCGGCATCCACGGTGACGACGTAGCCCGGCGCAGTCCGCGCTGTGTCGCCGGTGATCGTGAAGCCGCCGGCGGTGCTGGTCGCCACGGCCGTGACGAGCTGCGAGACCGTCGGGTGCGTGTTGATCGCCGCGACGATGGCCGCAGCCGTCGCGTCTGCATCGGCCCCACCCGCGCCAGTCACGGCTGTGCCGTCGACGTTGACGACCCAACTGCCCGCTGCGTTGGTCAGCACCTGCAGCGTGTACACCTTCGCGGTGAACGCGGTCCGGACCGCCGTCACGAGGTCCGAGCTCGTGTTGTAGTAGTTGACCATCGCGTTGAGCACGGCGCTGAAGCCGGCGTGCGTGGTCTGGTTGAAGATGTTCGTCGGCGTGTTCGTCCAGTCGAGCAGCGCCGGGTCGAGACCCGTGCTCGCCGACCGCATCGTGAACGTGAAGCCGTACTCCTGCGCACCGAGGGTCGGGTTGTCGACCTGCCGGGCGTTGAAGTAGTCCTGCACCTTCGTCAGCGTGTCGTGCGCGCTGTTCGTCTGGGCTGCGATGGCGTGGATCGTGGTGTCCACGCCGGTTGCCTGATCGATCTCGCCGTAGGCGACGAGGTCGATGCGCGACCACGTGACGCTCGACAGGATGAAGGTCTGTGCGTTGACCTGCACGCGGACAACCTGCGCCGCGCCATTGGCGGCCAGCCCGCTCACCACCACGTCAGCCGTGGCCGTCGCGCCGTCACGATTCGGCGTCGCGTCGTTCGTGGTCAGCACGATCGCGGCGTTGCCGACGAACATGCCCGAAGGTTGCGTCACGCCTCGAGCGGTCACGCCGATCCCGAACGACACGCAGGTCGCACCGCCGCCGGAGACGTCCACCGTGACGGTCCCCACGGCCGCCGCGCTCATGGTCGCGCCGAGGACCTTGCTGAAGGTCTGCGCGCTCGCCGGCGACGCGACCACGCCGTTGAGCTGGAGGGTCTCGGTGATCGCTACGGGCGTCACCGAGTTGTCGAGCCCGTACACCGTGACGGTCTGCGTGGTGTCGCCGGCGGCCGACGAGACCGCCTCGATGGTCGCAGGGAATGCGCCAGGCGCTACGTCGGCGACCTCGTCCGACTGCCCTTCGTCCTCGCGCGTGCCGTAGCAGCGCACGGTGCCGGCGGGCAGCGCATCGGCTGTCATCGTCTCCCAGCCGCCCTCGCCCGTAGTGGGCTCGTAGTCGAGCTGGAACATCGCCGTCTCTTCGCCGGTGAGTGTGCTGTCGACCTGCCCGACGCCGTCGCCGGACTCGGTCGTCGCTTCGAAGACGACGGTGAGCAGCCGCCCGAAGGCGCCTGCGCTGGCAGTGGCGACCGAGACGCTGATCTGCTCGGTGAACGCGCCCCAGTCCTCGGAGGTCAAGGTGAGCGCATCACCGATGCCGTTCGACAGGACCAGCGTGGACTGCGTGGCCTGGTTGACCTTCATCGCGATGATCGACTGCGCGCCGCCCGGGATGGCCGCGTCGGTCGAGGGCTCGAACGCGATCGAGCACGCCTCGCGCAAGTCGCCGCTGCGGAAGGTGTCCCGAGCTGCTCGCGGACTGTTCAGTTGGATGAACTGGTCGAGGGTAATCGAGGAGCTGACGGGCCGGCCGCCCACGGCTGTGCCGATGAGCCCCACCACGCCGCTCGCGCCCAGTCCCACCTGCTCGAGCGCAGACGCGTCCACGCGCGTCTCGACACCGGGAACCGCCGTCAGTCGTCCGTCGAAGAAGATCGTGGTCGCCGTCATCTCTCAGTACCTCTATCCTACGATGGGGGCGCGTAGGAACGCCTCATACGTCTGCCGCCACTCTACCATCGTTCGCCGCTCGGGCTTGATCCCCTTCATCTTGCGGATGAAGCCGGCCATGCGGACCGGGTGGACGCCGGAGTTCTGGGTGAACACGACGAGCTTGACGCGGGGGAGCTCGGGCTCGGGCGGCGCGACCGGCGCTGGTGCCACTTCGGGCGTGACCGGCTTCGACGGAGCTCGTCGTCTGGTTCGTCTCGTAGCCACGTCCCCTCCCTTTTACTCTGTATTGTAGGGCGTGACGAGTGTCTTGACCCCGGGCACCGGGTCGTCGCCGTCAGCGGTGGTGTTCGAGCCGCCGGCGACGTGAATGCCGGCCACCGCCCGGACGCGGCCACCGCCCTCGGCGTCGGACGCTGCGGGCTCGCCCACGACCTCGAACTGGCGTTGGCAGGAGAAGCGCAGGGTGCGCGCGAACAGGAAGGCCGGCGTGTAGCGAGGATCGGGCGCCACGTCCTGGCCGCCCAGCTCCATGTCGAACAGGCCGCAGTCCACGAAGAAGGCGCGCGCGCGCGTCATGAGGTACTTGGCGATGTGGTAGTACCAGATGCACACATCAGGGTGCTTCGCGTACACCATGATGTTGAACGCGTGCTGGTAGATGGAGCCGAACACCTCGGAGCCGTCGACGCCGTCGGCTTCGAAGCCCTCGTACGCCTCCAGGTCTAGATCGGTGATCTGGCCGGCGAAGTCGCCGAGGAACTTGGTCGGCTCCGACTCGTTCTTGAGGACGATGGCGTACAGCGGGAACGGGCTGTTCTCCCGCGGGAAGTTGTGGATGACGTTCGGCGGGTCGCTCGCGAAGTACGTCCGGATCTTGGCGACCTCCTCGTCGTCGAGCCCTTGGAAGAAGTCGAAGATGCGCTCGAGGCGGACGGGTTCGTCGGTGAGCTCGGCGATGCCGTCGGCGAGCGCGGTGTAGATGAACCGTTCGATCATGCGAGGCGGCCCCTCTTCAGCTCCTTGTCGATCGCGCTGTCGACGACCNGGGCCACGACGTGCTGCATGCGATCAGCGAAGTTGTGCGCCGACGTGGTCTGCGAGATCCAGCTGGTGCTCTTGTCCGAGACGCGCCGGAACTTCACACCCTGGAAGCGGTTCATCGGCGTGTTGTGGCGCTTCTTCCACTCTGGCGGGTCCTTGCGGAGCCGCGCGAGCCCGTGGTCCGCATTGCGCGGGATGATGGTCGCACGCGGGTCCTTGGCCGCCCGGAACAACGGGAGCAGCTGAGACGGGAAGACGCGCCGCTGCGCGACCATGCGCGGGTCCTTGTAGACCAGCGGGACGTCGATGTACCGGTTGCCCTCCTTGGAGACCTTGGCCTTGGGCGAGCGGAGCAACGACTCCTTGAGGTCCGCGCTTCGCTGGCCGTGCTCGACGGTGCGGACGACGACGTGGTGGTCCTCGTTCAGCTCCACGGACACACTGTCGCCGATGATGATCGGCTCGGAGATCGCCTCGACGTAGATCGCGGCGATCTCTGGCGAGACCTCGCGCTCGACCATCTGCACCCAGCGCTCGCGCAGCTCGCGGCCGACACTCTCGAGGATGTCCCGACGCACACCGGTCGTGGCCTCTTCCATGCTGTCGGCGTAGCGCGGTCCGCCATCGAAGCTGATGTCCAGCATCAGTCGCCCTCCCCAGTGTCCAGCATCAGTCGCCCTCCCGCTCGAACTCGAGCTTCACGTCGGCCTGCACTGGCAGCGACTGCGGCACTGGCGGCGGCGACGGCTGCCCAGCTGCGGTCCGCGTCTTCGCGCGCGTGGTCGACGCGCGGTCGACGTGTGGGAAGTTGATGACGATCCACGCGGGGTGGCAGAGGTAGTGCACCGCGACGCGCGTGTCGGCGTCGGGCTCCTGTCCGCCGAGCCACGAGACGTCCCCGTCGACGAGGTCAAAGTGTACGCCGCATGTGTAGCGCGTCGTGAGGCTGCGCAGCTCGTACACGTCGATGGCTGGGTAGCGGAGCTGGGACGTCGCGGTGCCGTCCAACGCCAGCGTCTCGGTGAACACGATGGACTCGTCGAGGTTGATGAGGCGGTCGTAGTACCCGAGCTTGTTCTCGGGCCGCACGGTAACGCGCATCTGACCCCAGAACCACACACCGAGCCGATCGCGACCCGTCTGCATCATCTGAGAGCTGGCCATGAAGCCGCGGATGACCGCGCCGCCATTGCGGGACTGCACACTCTTCTGTGCCTGAGTGAGCTCGCCGACGATGTCCTCGTCCACGACGTAGCCGTTGGGGCCGAACCAGAAGTAGCCGGTCCCGTTGCACAGCGCGCAGGTCGCGTCGGCTTGCTGCGTCTGCGTGTTGTTGTCCGCGCACGGGCACAACGAGCTGCGCTCCCAAACGAAGCGCGGGCTCCGCTCGATGAGCTTCTCGAACCGCGTGATGTCGAAGTCCACCCGCGGGTTGAGCTTGTACGGCAGCCCAACGACGTCCGAGGCCGCCGCCATCACGCCACCTGCATCGGGATACCGCGGTAGTAGCGGTAGAGGTCTTTGCGCTCCTGCTTGATCTCGGCGAGGTATTGCCGGACGCGTGCACCGAAGCCGGAGTTGGTCGCCGACGCGGTGCTGCGGACGCCCTGCATGAGCCCGTCCATCGAGATGTTCTGCTCGGCGATACCGGCCCCGATGATCAGGTCACCGAGAATCGCCAGCGGGCCGATCGCGGCCATCTTGCCGACGAGGTTCTTGAGCGCGGCCGGCACGCCGTTGGCGTGGCCGGCGGTGTAGCGGATCTCGAAGACCTCCGGAATGAAGTCCGTCCAGCCGTACACCAGCGGGAGCCACGCACCGGACTGCCCAAGCGTGATCGTCGCGACCGAGCCCGAGCTCGGGATGATCATGATCTGGCCCTTGGCGCTGTTCACCTTGAACCAGCTCGGGTCGAAGTTGATGACCTCTTGGCCGTTCGGCAGCACCAGGCGCAGGCGGTCCACGCTGATGATTGGGTACCGGTCCACCTGCAGCCAGATGAACTTGTAGTACTCCTGCACCAAGAAGTCGTGGAACTCGTCGCCCGGTGTGGAGATGCCGCCATCCGTCGCGGAGCTGTCGATGACCCTCGTGCGGATGGCCGTGTCGATCTGCGACTCCAGCAGGTCCACCGCGGCCAGCGCGTACCACTCGAAGACGCTGTCGGGCAGTTCGTTGCCGAAGTCGTCCGTCAGGTCGAGCCCGAACAGGTAATTGGTCTTGATCTCCTGCGCGGTAATGACGTCCCGCACCTGCTCGAGATCGGCGCGGATGGGGTCGCACGTCGACGACTCCACCGTGTTGTCGGTGGAGAGGCTGTAGGTGATCCGGTACCAGTCCGTGGGGTCGCCCTGGCGGTGGGCAAACTCGTAGACGATTCGGTCGTCCCGGAGCGGGATGCGCGGGTACTCCGCGGCGCCGGCGCCCGTGACCTCGGCGTAGGCGCCGTTGCGGCCTGTCGTGGAGCGGTGTACGCGGATCTCGTCGTAGAACTGGCGGACGGCCCGCAGGTTCTGGACGACGAAGTTGAGTACGGCCGGCCCTGACACGGCGAGCCTAGCCTATCACATCAGTAATCAGAGCCGCCTTGCCCGTCGCCGGCCCCGTGCATCTTGTCCGGGTCGGGCTCGGGGTCAGCAGCGGGGACCTCGGCGGTGGGCACGGTCTCGGCCGGCACGTCTTCGCGGCGTACGAAGCCGCCCTTGGATGGCAGCAGCTCCCACACAGCGTCCGTACCCTCCACCTTGGGCGCGATCTGGTACTTCTCCGCGAGGTGCTCGATCGCCTCCCGGACGTCCTTGTTCGCCGTGCCCATTGTCACGAGCTGGGGCGCGAGCTGTTGCATCGCCTGCGCCGCCATGTCCGCGAAGCGCAGGCGCTCGGTCTGCGACTGCTGGTGCAGCTCGGCGAACCGCGCCATGTCCTCGGCTGCTACCGCGACGACCTGCTCGGCGTCCGGCGGGGGCGCCGGCGGCCGCGCCTTGGCGGCTGCGCGTCGACGGACAGCGGCTTCCGCTCTGCGCTGTTTCCGGAGTCCCTCGGCCAGCCGCCGTCCGCCCTCGTCCACGTTGTTCATGTCGTACCTCCTCGACGGAACGCCGCGGCGCCGTCTGCTTCGACACGCTGCCAGTTCCCTGTAGGCGGGCGCGCGTGCGGGTCATCGATCAGCAGCAACCCACCGGGCGCCACTCGACGCGCGCCTGCTCGAGCGCTCGCGCCACCGGCCGGCGCGTTCACGAGCACCAGGTCCGCCGCAGCAGGCAAGCCCGGCGTCAGCGCGAGCGCGTCGTCGAGGCGCGCGACGGCCGCGAATGGGCGGTGCCCGTACGGACGCCAGCGCTCGCGGAAGGCTGTCGCGGCCACGTCAAACGCAACACGTTCCAGCCACGCCCGCTCGACCTCGGCCGTGTGAAGCTCGCCCTCGGTCAACCCGAGCAGCGCAGGCGTCGCGGGCGTGATGCCGTACTGGATGGCGGTCTTCGGCCGCGCCTCCGTGTACAGCCGCAGCAGGCTTGCTGCTGGGTAACTGCGCGAGCTGCCCAGCGGCGGCGACGTGTCGTCCATCCGCGGGTCGGACAGCGCGGTGACTACGGCCGCGCCCGGGAGTTTATGCAGCTTGGTCTCTCGACAGGCGACACCGACGCGCGAGCTGGGCAGCACGTGCTCGCCGGTGTCCACGACGTGCCGGATGTGGTTCACGGTCGGCGACCAGGTCGGCACGCCGGCCGCGACGCACGCAGCAAGCAGGGTTGCGTCCTGGCTCGTCGGGTACAGCGGTGTGACGTCGAACCCGACGAGGTCTGACAGGAACGCGCGGATGGCGTCATCGTCGCGCCACTTGTACGCGCGCCCGCGCTGGTGCAGCGGCATGAGGAACCGCTCGGCGTACGTGTCCATGACCTCGGCCGTCGCGTCGTACACCGCGCCAGTGATCAGCGCGCAGACCAGCGCGGTCCCCGGACGAACGTCGTGCAGCGCGCGCAGCTTGTCGTCATGCGAGCGCGTGTCCATGAAGCTGTGCCCGATCAGGCCCGGCCGCGCATGGTGCAGCGCGCCTAGCGCTGTGAGCGCGCACGGCGCGAGCTCGACGTCGTCTTCGGCCTGAATCACCTCGTCGTAGCCTTGCTCCTCGAACAGGAAGCGCCGCGCGCCAGTCTGGTGCAGGCCGACACCGAGATTCTTGCCGCGCACGACGAGGCGCCCTGCCGGCACGGCTCGACGCGCCACGGCCTCGCACTGACGCACGAGCGCCNCTGAAGCACCGTCGTCCCGCGGCCCGTCGATGAAGCACCACAGGTCGAACTCGTTAGCGGCGTCGAGCTCGGGCACCTGCGCGAGCACACGCCGGAGCAGAGCAGGCCGGTCGTGGCCGAAGACGACAATGGCACGGTCAGGCAATGGCGGCCTCCCAGCGCTCGACGTGCACCGCGCTGCGGTGCGTGTAGGCCGCATTGGACGGCACCTCGGGTAGCGGCTCTCGGAGCGCCTCAACAAGTACGTCAGGCGAGCACGCGCGCGGGACGATGCGGATGTACGGCGCG